CAACGCGTATTCTGCGTAATACTTTTTCATATATTGATAAAAATTCTCATCCCAAGCATCCAGACTTTCTCAGGTATCCACTTAGGTCGTGGTTTTATTTTATTCATTAAAAGACGTCCCATTTCTCTGGCCTCTTTTCTGGCTTCTTTTCTAAATAATTTTCTTTGATACTTTAATTCTTTAGCGTTCATACTCTTATTTTATTCCAAACTTTTTAGAAAGCGTGGATCTGATTTCATTTAATCGTTTGTTGATTCTAGCCTGTTCTTCCGGTGTTCTCGGTTCTGATTTTTCTATATATTTTTTTTCTTCCTCAAGCTTTTTTCTTTCACTCGATTGTTGCTTTGCTTCGGGATGACGTTCAAGATGTGTCTTAATAAAATTTCTTAAAGCCGCCTTGTAATCTCGATAATTTTTTCCTTTAGCCTCGCAATAATCAATCACATCTTCCGCGCGAGCTAATATAAATTTCTCTGACACACCGTATTTTTTAGAAATCTCTTTCATATCCTCATCAGGAATTTCTTTCAAGTATTGAATTGAAGAAGCAGGTTTCGTTTTCTTTTCTTTAATCAAAGACAACTGTCCCATATGAGACTTCTCCAAAAAACTTTCTACAATATCGAACGCTGCTTGAATATTTATTTTGAAATGCACCGTCGGCGGTTTTCCCGCAACCTTTTCCTCCATCACGCCAAGTTCAATTCCAAACTTACGCGCCGTCTCCTGCTCTTTCCTTGAAAGCGCCGTCTCATCATAAATCTCGGCCTGAGTCTTATATATCCAACCATCAGGATCCGATCCTTTATCAGACCAGTAATAAAGCTGACTCCAAAGCAGCGCCAACTTAACACTCCCAAAAGCTTTTGCGACGACTGTCTGATAAGCGACCGGCCGAGAAAAAAGTCCGGCAATCATAAGTTTGTTCATAGGTGGATTTTTATATTTTTATTATACCGCTAATTAGTAATTATCGTAATCTACTTCATTAGGGTCTGGGATATATAAATCCAAACCACTATCAAAACTTAATCCTCCCTGTAAGGTCGGCAGTGAAGCCCATCGCTGAACTCTTTTCCAATACTCTTGATAAGCCTCTTGCGACAATTCAGTTGTCGATAACACTCTTTTATATCGATAGGTACCCGAACTTTCTTCCACTCGTAAAAACATTGACTTTAGAAAGACGTGCGTTTTTTCAGGATCTAAATCCATACGTTCTGAAATCATTTTTACAACAACTCCGTAATAGTATTTTTCTTCCTGTCTCGAACGATCCTTAACGTGCTTTTTAACTACCACGTCCAAATCGACGTCCTCTGGAAATTGCGCGAGATATCCTCGTAATGAGTCCGGGTTTTCGAACCTGATTCCCGGTCCCTGCTTTGTCGCTCGAAACTTTGGATATATTTTTCGCTCCCTTAATGCCATATAATTTCATTCTCGAATACTTTTCTTTAAGCCGTCTTATTTTTCGGTGACGGTCGTCCTTTGCCATTTGTTCTTTATACCGAGTCTTTTTTGTTTTAACTCGGCGTTTCATCGTTTTTTTCAAACGCTTTTTTCTCAGTTGTTCTTTTGTCATATAGGAAAAATTTTATACATTATATCAATAACATCTATTCCGTCATGCCATGGTACCCCAATTCTTTTATTAACCATTTCTCTCATTTCAATTAAATTAACTAACTTTGAGTGTACTTTTAATTCATTGTCAGTCGCTCGATTTAACATAATCCAATTCAGAATATATTTTATTTTAGGATTACTAACGTCTCTGTGAACTTCCTCTGCTAATGGTAATATACACCACTCCTCATTTATCTGGCCATGCCCTCCCTGTAAGTTGTGATGCCATTCTATTTTTTTCGTAAAAGGTATAATCCGACGAGTTACACAACATCTATAATAAAACGGATTCTTGGCCATCTTTTCTCTTAACTTTAATGGAATCGGTTTCATACTAATCTTTGTCTCTCGACATTTCCTCGTAAGTTTTGAAGTAATCAGAAAATGCTTTTCTCAATATCTGATAATTTTTCATATCAGCTAATCTCATGGCGTTGGCCAATGCTTTCACAAACGATCCGCCAAATGTTTCCATGGCTTGAACTATTTTTTCATCGTAAGTTGGTACCATATATTTACAAATTTAATACTCCATTTTGACTCGGTCTATACTTCGCTAGGTACAAACCATCATTATCAAGAAATTCACTAAGTCCTTTAATATCTTTTATTGAACCGTATTCGAGAACTTCAACTGTTCCGGTTAACGGGTCTTTCAAAAGTTTAATCGGAATCATGGTTTCTTGCTTAAAAAATTTATCACAACGTATCATATTCAGTCCGTAATGAGCTTTTGATTTTTTATAGACCAACCCACCGAATAAAACCCAGTCACCAAAGCGAGCATATTGATTAGAATCCATCCAATCACGCACTTCTTTCATAGTAAATTCATGCTTATTTTTTTCTAAACAGTATGAATATACTTTCCAAAGCGCCTCGACCAAACCTCTGAACATTGTTATTTCTCTTTTATCTATTATACTGCCGCAGTGCGGGCAACGATTTTTTTGTTCACTCATAAAATTATTCTACTTTTGTTGCTAAAACTTCTTCCCAAACCTCACCGTCATTATCTGCTGAATACTCTAATTTATATTTTTTTCCGTCTTTATCTACCAATCTCAATTCACCACCATCATTAATTGTTATCTTTATAATTTCCTTCATACATTTATATATGCTTCATAAATTGCTACGAACTACTCGTCGTAATTTTTAGAAAAGTCCTCCATGAATCCTTGCGCTACTATTCTTGAATTGAATATAGCAAGCGATCCACTTTCTGTTATAATAATACTTCCGAATTTATCTTTTACTATATATACTTTCATACACTTAAATTAATTCTTCTTCAACCATGGCCTGAATTCCAAGCCAGGCGTTTTTCATTCTAATTTTCATTTTAAGAATATCAGCCATTGTAACTTTTACCTCAAAGCGCCTGATCTCGCCGGTCAAGTACGGCCGACCACTGTCATCCTTTTCGCACGGCGCCCATACCAATTCCGCCGCAGGTATTTTCCCGACTTTAGAATAAATTCCCGTCGCGTAAAATATCATCTGCCCGTGCTTATTGGCCTTCTCTTTATTCCAGGCCGTCGTTCCAGTTTTATATTCCTTAAAGGCCTCGAGCGTTTTCATCGCGCTGTCCATCTTAATGAGCAGCGGAATCTTTATTCCTCCGACATCGATCGTTACCCGCAACTCATACTCCATCACCTCGAACTTCGGAAGTTGTGCTATCACAAAATCTTTTTTAAGGTCACCTGTCTCCTCACCAGTCTCAAGAGCATTGGCTACAGATTTCCCGAGGGCCATCCCGCGATTAACGGGAATGGCCGCCTCCGGATCATTCTGCACATACAGTGCCCGATACTTTTCAGGATTGCGCTCGAATAAATCAAGCTGACTCCAACTAAGATGTGGCCGAGGTGTCAGCATTTTTTCTGTTTAATTCGTCAAGTCCTTTTATTCTCGATTCAACGGCTTTAACTATTTCTTTCTTTTGTTCATCATTATACTTTTCCGAAGCTCCAATCTTTGTTTTCAATTCTTCAAGCCCCATAATATCGTTAGCTCTCGATATCATCATAATAGCTTTTTCAAAATCAGAAACTTGCGGTGCCTGTCCTTTAGACTGGTCCATTTCCTCTTGCACGTAGAAACCGCTCAGGAGCTTAGGGAAGGCCTTTCTAAGCGCCAAAGCCTCGGCACACTTAGCTAATTGACCATACGGCATTTTACGCCACATATAGCCCTGTTTATCACCCGGGTAATACTCGGACCATCGAGCCGTCGCAACGAATGGATAACGGTTCGCTCCCATGAGTTTATAAACCGTGACCGTCGCCTTGCTCGGTACACTTACTTTTTTCTTTCCTGTTTTCTTGCCATTTTCCCAAACGTCAATTTCTAATTCATTTTCTTTATCATCAAAAATCGCGTCATCCGATCCGGCATATTGTCCGCTCGATTCAGCGATAGCTCTAAAGCCGTCAATCCCAGTTTGGATTGTTCCAACTTCTTCACCGGCTTTTGAATCCCAACGCTTAACAAAATGAACTTGCTTTAAGTAAGGATTTAGATTTGCTCCGGCACATACTTGCAAAAAAAGCATCAGTTCGTCATCCGTCGAACCTTTAGCGATAGTTCTTTTAAGTAATGCTAACTGACTGGCCGAAAGATTTTTGAAGACATCAATGCCTGACTTTCCGGTTCTAATTACCTCACCAACTTGCGCCGCTTCTTTTTTTTCCTCAGGAGTCAAAACAAGTGAGGTTTCTATTTGAGCTCCTTCTTCTTTTTTTATTTCTTCTTTCTTATTCCCCTTAGTACGTGGGGAATTTTTAATCATGCGATCTTTTGGAGTTTTTTCAACTACCATATTTTTGGATTTTTATACGCCGCTAATGGGTTCTATTATTGGCGCTGTGATTTAATGTTCGACCTTGGAACCGGCGAGGGGAATCGAACCCCTCAATTTGCCTTTCCGGTTTTCTTTATCGCTCGGCAATTATTGCAGAGAATAAAATATCCTTTAGGGTAACCTTTACTTTTTAAGACGTTGTAAATCTGCGTACCTTCCTTTTTTATTTTATCATCCTTTCGTGAAACCAGTGTCAGACATCTCGGCTCTCTTATTCCGCATTGAGAACATCGTCCGCCATAGTGTTCCAGTGCCTCCAATCTTCTTTTTTTCTGAAACTTACTTTGCGCTAATCTATTTTTTTCTTTATCCATATATGATTATTATATCGCATTATAAAATATACGCAACCCCTTAACTGTTGATAACTTTTAGCTAATCTATTATACTTTTTATCGTTTCTGCCTTTGTCCCCAGTACTTCCAATCGTCTTTGATCTAAAGTATTCTTACACGAATAGTAATACACATTGACCGTTTCTTTCTGACCGTAACGGTGCGCCCGATCCTCTGCTTGTTTATGAACTTCTGGCGTCCATAACATATCAGCAAACAAAACTATCGTCGCGGCGTGAAGCGTAATTCCCACTCCGGCCGCCTGTATATTTCCAATAAATACTTTGACACTCTCATCATTTTGAAAAGTATCAATCGCTTTCTGTCTCTCTAATGGTTTCGTTGAACCTTGAAGCGTAACTGACTTAATCTTTTTTTCTTTTAAGTATTGTTCAAGCAGTTCAACGGTCTTAATATACTGCGTAAAAATAATAACTTTCTGATCTTGCTCGACAAAGTTTTCGGCATCATCAGCCACACGTTTTGCTTTAGCGTAAGAACAAACTTGATTTAACTTTTGTCCCTCGACTAATTTTTTAGCGTCCTCTACTTTCTCAATATCATCCTCTGATAATCCCATCTCTTTTAATTTTTCTATGTAGGCATCAAAAGCTTCGTTATACTCTTTGCGTTCATCTTTATTCATTTCAACTTCGATAATATCTTTTATCTTTTCCGGCAATCCGGTGACCTCATCTTTCTTACGTCGTAAAATCCATCCCTTTAATTTTTCTCTAAGCTCAGGAATGTTTGTCGCTCCTTGTTCGTTGGCAAATCTAAGTAACGGTCTGAACCTTGTTCGATCACTATAATACTGATAATACATTCCCTCCTGGATCATAAACTTTTTTCCGGTCTGTAAATTCAAAACCTGCACCATGTTAAATGCTCCACAATAACGCTTGGCATACTCCGCTCTATTCTTTCCCAACGGATGACCAATGGCTCGTAACTGATTAAATAATTCTATTGGTCTGTTAGTCATCGGCGTTCCTGTCAAACAATAAACTCTGTCAATCAGTTTAGCCAAGGTGACCGATGTTTTTGCTCTCTTGCTTTTTCCTTTTATATAATGAGACTCATCCATAATCATGGTCTGTATCGCTTTATTTTTTGCCATTACCGTTAACCATTCCTCGTGGTAACTAATGATGTCATAATTAATTATTATCCATAGTTTTTTATTCTGTTCTATTTTATTTATCTGTCCCGGGCCGTCTTTCCTGCCGGTAATAATAGATGTTATTTCCCCTGGATAAAATTCTTGTATCATTCTTCCCCATGTTTCTTTGCCGGTCTGTTGGCAAACAACTAAAATAATACCATCTAAAACAGTCTCACCGACTGCGGCAATGGCTTGAAAAGTTTTTCCGATTCCAGGATCATCGGCTAAAATTACTTTCTTGCTTTTGATTAAAAACTTTTTTCCAGATTCTTGGTGCTTATATAATTTAATCATACTATTTTTATCCTCTTATGGTAGACGTAAACAAGACACGAAGGGGGTGACATCCCGTAATGCCTCGAACTCTGTTCGCTTACTGTTTACGCCTATCGCAAGAGGATAACTCTTGCGTTGTTTTATAACTGTTTAATTACTTTCGACTTAGGCTCCTCCCAGAGTCTTTCCTCCATGAGAAATTCATAAAAGATTTTCCACTTTGCTTTTGGCTCAAGCGCTTCGTAATGCTTGATTACTGTTGCGCGCCAGTCTTTACGCTTTGTGGCCTTATCGCTCATATACATCTTCTCATTCTTAATAACTACTTCCATGTCATGACGTCTGGCCATCGGTTTTAAGTTTTCTTCATTGGCCGCATTGATTCTAGCGATTGCGATAATATCAAGTTGCTTTTCACTGACAGGCCATTTTAACTTTTTCATAGCCTCAAGAAAAGTGCTATCCTCTTTGGCTACTTTTTTCTCAATCACTTCTCTTTCTTTTTTAAGTTCCGCCTGGCGTTTCTTTTTTTCCTCAGGCGTTAACGCTCTTTGGCCGTACTGACCCTTATGTGTTTTACATTTAGGATCACGACATATTTGAATAATAGCACCGCTCTTTTCACCTTGAACAACAATCGCCAAAGTAGCGTGCGAACAAACATCTTTCTTCTTTTCTATTTGTTCAAAATCATTACGTCCTAAAATTCCTTTTTGCGCCGGTCCGTACTCAGTCGATACTTTCAAAAGTTTAATGCCTTTTTGTTTTTCAACATTGGCGATAATAAGTTCGATATACTTATCCATCTTACGGCGCCAACATCTGGTATCAGTACAACGACCATGACGTGTTAACTCCGGGAACAACGTATTTTCATCCGCCGGGCACTCTTTACATACTCCGATCAAAGCGTTTATTTCTTTATTAGTTACCCAAGGCTGATTTTTTAGAGGTTCATAAATATCCTCATCAATAAATTCTTTTAATTCTTTTGTGGTTGGTGAATCACTTAAACAATACTGCAAAGCTTTTTCTTGGCCGGTGGTGGCCAATCGAGCAATTAACTTGGCATGCCCATCCAGTATTTCGTATTTACGAAAAGCTGTTTTAGCTTTTTCAATCAGACCGGAAAGTATCACTCGTCCTTTAATGTAATCGATTGACTTTCCAAAATGCGCGGCGATATGACTCATCTCAATTTTTTCATCCTCAACCAATTTTCTAATCTGCTCGCCTTCATCAAGCGGATGAATTCCTTGACGCTGAATGTTCTCAATTATCTGAGCCTCTCTGGCTTCTGCATCAGTCATTTTTACAACTTGCGCGGGTATAAATTCTATACCTGCTTTTTTTGCCGCAGCTAAACGTCGATTGCCTGCGATGACCTCATAAACTTCCACCACCTTACCGACCTTATTCTTACCGTCAATCATACGCGCCAACACTGGCACCAACACTCCCTTTGCTTTAATCGAGTCAACGAGTTCATCAAATTCTTTTCCCTCTGTTCGTCCTCCGACGTTTGTCGGTGACTGCTTACAGTCCGCGACTTTAATTTTTATTAAGTTCATAATGGATTTTTATTTCTTTTTAGCTAATCGACTGACAGTTTCTTTAATGCCGTCTCTCATACCTCGCGAATAACTGTCATCTATTTTATCCTCGACGATATTAAAAATTTCTTCAATAATATCGGATAAAATTTTTCGATTATAATTAACACTCTCTTTACTTCTAACAAGTTCTTGAATCTTATTCTTAATGGCGTCAACAATTCGACCATCGACTATTGCTCCCGCGCCGAAACAGTATTTACATAATTCTTCAATCGTTCCCTTTCCTTCACAATAATCACAACCTACTCTCGCATTGCTATCGGGCACCGTACCAATGGCGTGACATTCCGGACAATCTATTATTTTGTCTGTTCTGCCCGTACCCTCGCATATCGGGCAGGTTTTGCTTTGTAAAAGTAATTCTCTTAATTCGCTCATATATTTGTTGCTTTCTTTTTAGGTTTATTTATTATCATAATAATAAAAGGATAACCTGAGTATATTCTCTGACCTTTTTCAAATTCAACAATAACAGTTTCTGGAATTCTCGGATCATAATTTATAGACGTAACTCCACCCAGTACTTTATTTTCTTGCCCGACGGTATATTCCGCGTCTCTATTGTTTTGGAATGATATTATTACTGAGTTTTCCATATTACATCGGGATATCTTCGACTTTGATTTCGTCGTCCGCTTTTTCGAAACCTTCTTCACCGGGCACTTTGAATCCTCCCTGTTCACCATCATCATGACTCTTGCCTTGACTGTACTCACCGTCTTTTTTCTTTTGTCCGAATTCAAATTTTTCTAACATGATTTCAGAAATGTATTTCTTAACGCCGTCCTTGTCTTCCCAGGAACGAGTTTTCATTCGACCACTGACATAAATCTCATCACCCTTATTAAAGTATTGGGCAATCACTTCCGCGGCACGTTGCCACGCAACGACATTATGGAATTCGGTTTCTTCAACCGGATTACCACTGGCGTCTTTATATTTATAATTTGTCGCGACAGAAAATGCTAAAACATTTTTTCCATTTTTCGTCACCTTAAGTTCCGGCTGTTTAGTTAATCGTCCGCAAATTTGTATAATATTTAAGTTCATTTGTTTAATTTAATATTATTATTTTAATATGTTTGACTCCCCAAATACGGGCAGTCTCTTTGTTCGACATCCAAATATCAAAATAATTTCCTTTTCTTTTTTCTTTGCCCATGCGATCTTCGCAAATATATTCTTTCCCAAAGATTAAAACCTTAGTCCCAAAACGATACTTCGGCGGGCAAGCCAGGGTACCGTCATGAACCGTCGTTCCCGAGGAGGTCTTAAAAGGACTATCATCAGTTTCCTCAACTGACGAAGTGTAGGCCGACACAATCGCTTGTATACTCTTGCCTGGCTTGACTGATGCCTGCGTGGGCTTCTCTACAACCGAAGTAGTAGTATTTACCGTCTCAGCGGTTATTGTTTGTCCTGGCCCCGTTTGTGCCCCTTTTTGCCACTCGGTATCTTGGTTATTAATATTACAAACTACCGCTAGCCAAACACCCAGTATAATAACTATTAAAACTGTCCTCCAAAATGTTTGGCCGAGATATCCCATATTAACGAATTGCCATTTGTGATTCTTCTCTCACTTCAACTCCCGGTATCACGGCGCCGGCCACGGCCGCTCTCTTAACTCGTGATTCATCGACAACCCAGTATTCATCAGGAATAAGGTTTTGGTCGATAATATAAGCCACCTTTACTTTTTTCTGAGTCAAGGTCGCTCCCGGAGTGCTGACTGTTTTTATAGTCTCACCGATATCCTCCATTTTTCTTAAGCCGGTTTCTTCTTTAAGCCGACCACTCTCAACACGATCAGCGATGGAATTTTGTTTTCTTAATCGTTCCGCTTCAACCTTGTCCATGTAAACCGAGCATTTTCTTTTTAAGATAATCTCTGCTTCATCACAAGCTTTCTCAAAAGGCAAATATGTTTTTCTCGCTTGAGAAATAATATCATTCGCCGGTTTGGTGAAAAGTTCTTTTTGCTGTTTGACGGCCTTGCCTAAATCCTTAACGAGTTTAATTGTTTCCGCGGCGGTATTAAGTTGCTCATCGTTTTCAACAACGGTATTGGAAACTCTCTCGGTCATCGCTTTGGCTTTTTGTTCGATAGTAGAAACATCCATCGGACGAATTAAAGTTACGGCGGAAAATTCTTCTTTTACTTTCGGCATATAATTAAAACAACAACTCTGTTTCTAAATCTCTTAATTCTTTAATTGAATCATCGAGTTTTTTGGCGGCTTCTGCCTGACCCTCGGTATCCAGTTTCTTTTTTAGAGACTCAAGATTATAAACAAAATTAGCGACAGCTTTTCTCAACATATCAGCTTGTGAAACTTTTAGTTTGAGTTCTACTGTCTTAACTGAATTTTTTTCAGTCATATGTGTGAATTTTTATTTAATAATGCTTCGACCTTTCCCCTTTATTATATCGCTATATAAAAATAACGCAATACCCCTACTGTTGATAACTTTTAACCTTTTTCCTATAGAAAAAGCCAGACAATCCTTATGTCTGGCTTATTATGATTCGAATGGAACAATACGCCCCATTTGTTTCGGGACCTTGGATCCCTGAAGTTTTCGAAGGTGCTAAGGTGGAGAAATTCCTTGTCCCCTTTATTATACCACTTTCAAAAAAAATGTGTAGTCTATGAAGTCATCTATGTATATATTATAGAGGGGACTGTTATATATGTCCTAAAGTCACATTTATATACGTCCCAAAGTCACATTTATAAACTATCTTATTCACAACTTACCCACATCATTTTACCCAACCAAAAAGACCCCCCGAAGAGAGCCTTTTTGTCGAAGCAAATGGGGAGAATCCTAACTCCCTCTTTTAGTATAGCAATTATTGAACAGGCTTAATAGCTTCTGTCTGTTTTCCACCAATTGTTCTTGAACCAAATTCCCATAAACCAGTGGCGGCTAACCCGATTAAAACTCCGGCCACGGCGCCGACAATATTAAGTCCAATCATAACAAGTCCAGTGGCCACACCAAAGACGATGGCTGAGGCGGGAATAAATCGTTGCGGTAAATTAAAAGCTTTTTTTGAAAAGACTTCAACGAGTCCATTAACAATAGGAACACACCACGCCAGGGTTTCCCCCATCTCTTTTAAGCTATTGATATCGACCAATAACATATATTTTATTTAGCGCTCGAGGGCACTTCCTGGAGCTTAAGATTATAGTGCTTGACGCTATTCCACTCGGCCAAAGTTTTGACTTCGATAGTCTTACCCTTAGTATCACCGTGGTTTCGCATTTCAAAAGTCGCGAGAATCTTTACGAGTTCATCCTCGCAAATTAGTTTTCCTCCTACCACAATACCAAAGCCGCCGGTCGTGGACTGACGATCAATAAGTTGGTAGAGATAATTTTCTTTTAATTCCATAATATTATTTGTTACATTGTTAGTTATAAACCATACCATGGCACTATTGCCGAAATGATAATCACTCACTAATTCTTTCCGGTCCGGAGTCTGATCGTAGTCCGAATAAGAATCCTGTATAAAATATGTTCCAGGCAGAACATATAGTTCGACGGCATGGTTAAATCTATACTCACCATTCACGGCCGGGTTGTAATAAAGTCCTTGATCATTTTTATACCAAGCCCTGACAATTACTTGCAGTGGTGAATACTGTAAAGCATCTCTAAGTTGCTCTTTATCAGACGTCGGCACCCACTCATAATTAAGTTCAAATCGTTTCTTAAATTCAACACCTAAATCAAATTTCCACTGAGGTTGCTGTTCATAATAAGCCGGGCAAGAATTATAAGTATTAGGATCCTTGGCCCTGGATTGAGGGGTGAGTCCGTATGTTCTAATCACATCAGCCACGGTCGCTTGGTAGTTACCAATATTACACTGCGTATTGGCCACCGTCGCAATAAACTGATCGTCAAAATTTATTTTTCCATTAACCAAGTAACCGTTAGTAATAAGCCATTCCCAATCTTGCGGTCTTATTTTTCCCAGAGCATATTTTTTCATGAACAATGCTGCGAGAATTTTCAAACTCGAACGTGTCACGCAATCAAAAGGATCAAAGTATTTGAAGGTTTGATATTCGGGGTTGGTTAAATCATTTCCCCAGTCTTTGGAAGCTTGTAAAATATCATGCGCAACGCCGTTATAACCGCCGTAAATATAATCAGTCGGTTTATTTTCCGCAACATAGATGAGTCCATGATTAAAATCTTTATTTTCCATATTAAGATTTAGGCATTCTCTCGCTAATAATAGTTCCCAATTTTGTTAATTCGTTAGTTAAAGATAAATTCATTTGCGTAATCGTGTTTGCTAAACCATCAACTTTAGTATCAACCGTATGAATATGGTTTTGCGCCATAGCTAAGGCGTCAGTAGTATTTTTATTTAATTCACTAAAGCGTCTTTCATTTTCCACATCTTTATTTTTAACCTGTTCCGCTAAAACATTGGCTTTATTTTCTAATTCCTTTTGCGCTAATACTGTCGCCTTACTATCTAACTCTTTATCGGCCAGAGCTAAACTTCTATCCAATTTAATTTGTGGATTTCTAAAGAAGAAAAATACTCCAAATATGATTGCTAAAACAGTAGCAACAGAAGTAAATATACTTAAATAATCCATTATATCAAGAGGTCCGTTCATAAATTTAGTATAGCATTATTTTACTTTAAGTGTAACTTTCGGGAATTTTAAGTCCACCTGATCCTATTTCTAAAAGATTTTTTCCCTGTCGATCAAGAAAATCCTGTAAACCAGACTTAACAACCTGTACTTCTATTTCCACATAATCGAGTTTATAATCAACATTCGTGATAAGCATATTCTCTTTGAAAATATCTTGCAGGTCGGTATTAAAACCATAAAACGAACAGGTATCACCGGGCTCAATACTTTCGATATCATATCCTTCCGTATCATCTTGTGAGCCGTTATTATCTAAAATAGTACAGATAACTTTTAACTCAGGGTTAGCTGTTTCATTTAAGAATTTTGCGGCAATGGCATCCGCGGCCGCGGTGTTATCAATTCCATAATCGTTAAGACGTTCACTACGTCGACCATAAAGCGCAATCGATCCGGCATTTTCATAATGCTTATACACAATGCCCGTGGTCGGTTCACCATTCCAAATTAAAATACTATTTCTTACTTTCTCTAAAGACTTTTGAACATTCACCGCATTAAAATGACGCCCGAATATAAAACGATGTTTCGGCGTTGTTGTAGAAAAATCTTTGAATTTTAGAAGACCGTCGGCGCCGATATACCAATAGACTCCGGGTGGTGCTAACTCTTTTAATTTGTCCAAAGCTTCACGGTACGTTTTTTGTTCAAAAGCATATTCAACAACCGTCCCCGTCGCCGGAACATCACTCGCATAGTACCTTATTTCAGAACTGGAATTCTCGACAATGTAACGGTCAATAACGGCTTTCACCATGTCGGCCACGTCAGCCGGTGATTGACTGCCCGAAGTTATTGTTAGTCCGTCAGTCGCCTTAGAATAAAGCGTTGTCTGCAAACTGTTTTTAAGAATATCAAAAGCTAATTTTGTATAGACGCCAAGCAGTTGAACTTTAACCGTTTCCTTGGCACCTGTTATTGATCTTTCGATATAAGAAATATATCCTTTATAAATTAAAATTGTCGGTTCAGGAGTATTCACAACAGTATCTTTATCCGCTAAACGTACTTCGATAATATTTCCTTCAACTAAATCATTGCCACCATAGTCAAACTGTTTATCAAGTAGCGTTAACTGACAATCACCCAGTCCGGCATTAAGCGCTTTAGAAAATCCATCAAAACTAAAATAATCCCAAGTACCTAAATAGGTCCCATCGGATTTAGTCACCGTGACAATTAATTTTT